GATTTGCTGGATCAATTACTACATTGAAATAAAGCCTACCATCAACATACCAATTTCTAAAATAATCTGCTGAGTTATGATTAAATTTGTAAAGTCTAAGAACCTTATTAAATTCTTTTATAATTTCTTTTTTAACATTATCTGGTTGATCTAAATCATCCATCGTTAAATCAACTGGTGCAGATGTATCGCCTGAAGCAAGTGCGCCATCAACAATATCCGAAATTGCAGCATCACACTCAGGTTGTTGTGATGCTTCTCTATAATTTAAAATTAGTTCATGGTCAGAAACTGTTTCTGTTCCACTTAAATCAACGACTTGACCATAGTAACCACCACCTACTGTAACAGTTGCACCACCGTCGTCATTCATTTTAGGAATAGGAGAAACTATTTCCTTTTCCTTTTTATTAACTTTTTTACTAATTTCGTATCCGAATAATTCTGCCATAATATTATTTATATCAGAATAAGTGGAGGGGTTGGACCTCCACTTATTCGATAAATGCTTATTTAATTAAACTAAGAAGTTGTACCAGACTCCCAATATTGGTAAGCCAGTTCAACTGTGAACTCTTCAATTGCATCAGTCGAGTCGTAACTCAAATCGATAGCTGCAACGTTAACAGGGTATGCACCACGAATCGTATAAGATTTTGTAACTGCTCCTGCTTTATCAAGTTGTTCAATAACCATGTCTGCTTGATAGTCGGTAGGATTAGCCAAACCAGTATTATTTACGTGTTCGTTAATTCCATTCATCCAACGCTCCATTGCGTTGCGAATTTCCATACCTGTATCATTGAGAATAGTAATTGACCAGTTTTCGAATGTACGATCACCTGCTATTTTCAATTGGCGTCCACGAAATGGTACATCCAATTGACCAATAACGCTTGCGGGTAACTGAGCACCTTTACACATGAAAGATGTAAGTTCAGTATCGCCTTGAGCGTATCCTGGATAAGTGACTGTAGCTTTGAAAAGATTGGGACGTGCACCGCCACCAATTAACTTTGATTTAAAATCATCTACTCCTAAAGTTGCCATAATTGTTATTTCCTTTCTATATTATTTATATTAGTTGGTGCCAACAATCTCAGAGAATTCAACTCCTGTGCGAGTAGCAACAAAATTAAGAGTAATGAAATTAATCGAACGAGCAGGTTTGATATAGATATCAGCCACAAAGCGGTTGGTATCAATTACTTGACCTGTGTTATTCGTTTCATCACATACGACGAGGAAGTCGGTAACACCACGGCGACCCTTAACATCCCGAAGGAATGGTTCAGTCATGTTACGGAACATCGCGCGAGTAAATTCGTCATTCAATTCGAATAGCTGGAATTTAGCTGCGGTAGCAATTGCCTTTTCAAGAACAATAAACAAGCGGCGTACGTTAATACGATCGAATGCAGAAGGTTTCTGTGTGAAGGTCTTATCACCAAATAGTACAATTCCTTGTCCTGGGAAATTGGTGATAGGATTAATTGCTGCTTTGTACAAAGCATCACGATCGGTATTCTTAGGATTGAAGCTCAATTTAGCTGCACCAAGAATTTGACCACGATTGAAACCTGCAGGCGAGAACCAAGGTTCTGCTACATCGTCTGTGTTAGCACAAAGACCAGCAAGATAACCATTAGTGGTAATCCAATCATAACGATCAAGGTACTTATTATATACATAAACTGTAGAACCAGTTGTTGCAAAGTAGTTTGATGTTGTAGCTGGAACATTGCCAGTAATTGCAGTTAATTTTGCGGCATCAGTTGAGCTTTTATGTAAATCAATTGGTGCAGAACCACATCCAAGAATATCTTTACGTGCTGCAGCAATACTAAGTACTTCTGCTTCTACCGTTTTCTGATCTGCTGCAGTACTCATAGGATCTGCAAAAAGTAGATTTACATCAACACTTTCAGCGTCTGCAAATAGACCAAGCGCTGTTACAACTTCAGACTCATCGATTGTACCATCTACACCAAGTGCAAGTGAACCTTCAAATGCGCCATCTGTTAATTTAGCAACTGCAGGAGAATCGGCAAGACCAGCGTCAGTAATAGCACCTGTGCCAATGGCAGCATCAGCATTAGTAAATAGATCACTTAATGCATTTGCAAAAATGTATTGTGAACCAGCGTTAATTACGTCTTTGTAATAATTTGTTGCGCCAGTATCAAGTTTCGCGCCAGAAGCAAGAGACAACCCTTGGAATTTTTCAAGAATTGTTCCTTTAATTCCACTAAACAAACCATCTTCATCAATAACAATTACGTGAATTTCGTCACCAGTAATGCCAGCAGCAAGACCAGCATCTGTGGTTGAAGGCACATAATCAAAGTTATTAGTGATAGTTGTATTTGATGTTCCGTTGTGTCCAACTACTACCTTAAGGCTATTACCATAAGCACCTGGGCAACGAGCAATAAAGTACTCATTAGCGTCAGTGCTTAAGTTTTCAAATGCTTCAAGATTGCCAATTGGCCCACTTTCAACTGCAGCGGTATCATTACCTAAAATAGCATTACGCGCTGTGGTTGGAACTGCTCGCGAAACCTTTAAAAAGTTTCCGTATTTTAAAAAACTTGCAGCAACCAAGAACGACGCAGAGTGCGCCGAATCAGGTGTACCGAAGTTTGCTTGGAGGTCTTTCTCGGAACTAATGTTAATTAATTCTCCGGAAGGTCCCCAGTTAAAGTGACCAGCAAATCCACCAATAGAGGTAGAGACTGCAGGAATCACATTTGTCAAGTCGATTTCATTAACCTCGACTCCTGGTGATACTAAAAATCCCATGTTTGTTTTCCTTTCAATATAGTTTAATTAATAAGTTAAGCATAATAAGGTGTATTCAATAGTTCTATTTATAAACAACGTGTTTTAGAGATCGTGCCACGCCTTTATATCATTTTGCAATTCCTCATAAGGATTATTAGCTTCTATTCCATCAGATATAACACCAAAGGGAGGAACATCATCTTCTATTTGTTTCATCTTTTCAGCAAATAAAAGTTCCTTTAAATCAACAGTAGATATATTACCAAACGCTTCTGAAGAAACAAACCACGCAAACATAACTAAATTCATTACCATATCATCATGATTTCCTTGACTTGCTTCGTACGATGAACCTTTAATTTCAAATGTAGTAAGTTCATCGATTGTATCAGCGTCAACTATTGACACTTTCCCAAGTTCAACCAAATCTTTTAAATTAGAACAACCAATGCGTTTAACTCGTTTAGTCATCGTAACACCAACACCTCCACGCTTTACAGAAGATTCTACAAAAGTATTTTCATATTCGTATTCGTAATAAACATCATTACAAACAACTTGTCCAACATCATTATTTTCAATAATAACTAATGCCTCATTATACATTCGAGCAACTTTAACAATAATATCAGGAAAAATCATAGGCGATATCATGTTATCACGAAATGTTGCCACTTGCTCAAATCTTCCAGTTGTAATATCCATTACAGTAAACGTAGAATAATCTTGTCCTCTACCTTTTGAAACGTCAACACACATTACATAAGTATGATCTACTTGAGGAGCTTGATAATAGTTTACATTTAGTTCTATTTTCTTGGGGTGTTCAGGTTTTAAGCTTAGTAAACAATTTGAACTTACAAGCGTATTCGCAGTTCCTAAAAAGTTATTACCATATTCCTGTTCAAATTGCAACTCAGATGTATTTGCTATTGTTTCAGCTTTCCATTTTTCATCTCTTCCTGGAACATCAAACCAATCGATACGTGAATATTTAAATTCGTTAATGCCTTTTTGAGCACCTTCATATATCTTATAGAACATATTACCAACACCATTTGCGGTTGATGTAATAATTACCTTTGTTTCGGCACCGGCTGAAATTACAGGATATGTAGAAGTATAAAACTCAGCATCTCTTTCGACAAAGGCAAACTCGTCTAAAAACAATAAGTCAATAGAAAGACCACGAATGGAACTACCTGATGTCGCAGCTGCAACAATTTTCGCGTTATTTGCAAAAGTAACATTACCTTTATTCAATTCTTTACATCCTGGCTGTAAAAAGAATGGCAAATTCTCAAGCGCTAAAGTAATACGACTTAGCATTTCTCGTGCAGTAGCACCCTTATTTGCTAAAATCGCAATAGTCTTTTCAGGATTAAAGATAGCATACCATAAAATATAAATTACAGTTGTAATCGATTTACCTGATTGTCGACATGCTAAAACAATATTAAAACGATTCTCGTTAAATGTTTTAAAGAGTTTCTTCTGATAAGGATAAGGTTTAAAATCAACTAGCCCTTGACTAGGTGCGATCACTTTAATATATTTAG